CCGGCGGCGCGCCCAAAGTCGTCCCGCGGGCCAACAGGCACAGGCGAAGGCCGAGCTCCGGACACTCATCGTCCTCTGCGCGGCACTTGCCGAGCTCAGTGCGATTGCGCTGCTCATCGGCATGAGCCTGTGAGGTGACCGGCATGAAAGACATTGTTTTTCAGCTGGGTACACCGGACGCGAACACATTTGTGCGCTTTGCACGCGCATTCATCGACCAGAAGAACCCGCGCAGACCGGTGTGCACGATGGCGCACGGCAGGATTTACAACGGGGTGCTTTACGTGCGCGGCACGGATTGGGTCAGAGCCTTTGAGCTCGCACTGCCGCTGCTCTCGACTTCCGTAGAGCACGGGGAGTTTCTCCTAAGTCCTCCCGCGGGTCTTTTTGACAAGCGCTCCGCCTACGTAGAGGTGACCGCGGGAGCGGATGCCACGACCTACCGGAGCTTAAGCGACAGCATCACGCTGTCGGTCGCGAAGGGCGATTATCCGAATCTTGACAGCGTTTGGGAGCTCAAACCCGCAGACAAAGCGAGCGAGAAACTTGAGACCTGCTTTTCTCCGAGCCTTCTCGCGAGCTCATTAAAAGCCTTTGATCAGAAGCGACCGGTGAAGCTGACCTTTACGACCGATCGCGCGCCGGTCCTGATTACGCAGGGCAGCGCCAAGGCAATCGTGCTGCCGGTCAGAAATCCGGACAAGGCTGTGACATGAGACATGCATGGGATGAGCACCTCAAGGAGCTCGACAAGCTCCTTGAGGCCGTCGCAGAGCACCGCGAAATGATTGTATGCGTCGGGGAGCGATTCGCAAGCGGAGAGGATGAAGAAGAGCAGGTAGCCGCAAGGCTTGTCAGTCTCTCACTGAAATCGGTGAGAGACGCCTGCGAGGAGTATCTCCGGAATACACCGGGGTAAGGAGGGACAAATGGACAAGACCGTATTTTTGGAGGACGTGAGAGGCATTGTCGAAGAGCGAGAAGAGCAGCACGGGTCTCCGAAGGAAATTTTTGAGTCTATCGCGATTTTCTGGAGCGATTACCTGTACCGCGCTTATGGCTGTGAGGTGGATCTCTCCGGAATGGATGTGGCGCTCATGATGACTCAGTTCAAAATCGCACGAGTTATCGCAAATCCGGGAAAAGCGCTCGACAGTCTCATGGACATCGCGGGCTACGCAGCATGCGCAGCCGAGCTCGGCGGACTGGGCAAGGAGTAAGACATGGCATTCGGAGAGAAACTGAAAGTGCTGATGCGCGACCAAGGCCTTACGCAGTCCGAGCTGTCGGCGCTTACCGGAGTCGGAAAATCCTCTATCAGTCAGTACCTCTCCGGTAAAAATGAACCCGCGAAGGCGCGTAAGCGCGAGATTGCCCGCGCCCTCGGCGTGCAAGACGACTATTTCGAGCAATTCGCGCCGATCGCGGAGATAAGGCCGAATGACGCTGTAAATGTGCCGGTCGACCTGGTCGCGCGGCTCATGGGTAAATCGAAGGCTTTTGTTACGCAGGGACTACAGGACGGCGTCTTCCCTTGGGGATATGCCGTGAAGCTTAAACAGTGGAGCTATTTCGTCAGCGCGGTGAAATTCACGGAGCTGACCGGGATTGAAATACCGATGAATAAGGAGGAATGCAGCAATGAAAATCACAGTCACATTTGATTCCCTCGACGAATTCGAGGCATTTAAGGGCACAGCAGTAGCAGCCCCTCAGAGCGCGCAGAAGCCCGCAGAAGAGCCGGAAGCGCCGAGGGCAAAGAAGTCTGCACCGAAGGAAGAAATGCCCTGGAAAGAGGCGTCTACGGAGGCAGAGACACCGAAGGCGGCAGCTGCACCGGCAGCACCTGCAGTCACTGAGGACTTCCGCGTTGAGGTCCGGAAGGCGCTTGCGCAGCTCAATAAAGCGACCGGCAGAAATGTCGCCAAAGAGCTCATCAAGGAATTCGGCTGCTCCAAGCTTACCGAGGTGAAGCTCGAGGACCTTCCCGCACTCATGGAGAAAGTGAAGGCGCGGAATGCCGAGTAATCACGCGCGGCTCTCGCCGAGCAGCGCCAAGCGGTGGCTTAGCTGCCCTGCCTCAATTTCCCTTAGCGCAGGGCTTCCGGAGCCGCCCGAGAGCCCCTACGCTGCCGAGGGCACGCTGGCGCATGCGGTCGCAGAGTCAAAGCTCCGGATGCTTTCCGGAGAGATTACACCGGCGCAGCATGAAAGGCAGATGAAGGATCTCCGGAAAAGCGAGTACTGGTGCGGCGAGATGGACGAAGCGACTGATTTCTATGCGGATACGGTCATGGAGCGGCTTGCAGCATCGGGCGAGGACGCGGAGCTCATGGTAGAGCAGCAGCTTGACCTCGACACGTGGGCCCCGGAGTCCTTCGGCACAAGCGACGCTGTCATCATCGGCGGCAGCACAATCGAGGTTATCGACCTCAAATACGGGAAGGGCGTGAAGGTGGACGCGCCGGGCAATCCGCAGCTTAGGCTTTACGCGCTCGGTGCAGCAACGCTTTTCGGGGATATCTACGATTTCGACACTGCGCGCTATACCATCATTCAGCCGCGCCTCAGTCATATCAGCACCGAAGAGCTTCCGCTTGAGGACCTCTTACGCTGGGGAGAGACAGAGGTAGCACCGAGAGCCAAGGAGGCCTTTGAGGGCTCGGAGCGTTTGTCCTGCGGGGATTGGTGCCGCTGGTGCCCGGTGAGCGTACGCTGCCGAGCGCTTGCGGAGCACAACCTCGCCATCGCAAAGGACGATTTCAAAAACCCCGCGCTTCTCACCGATGAGGAAATTGGCGAAATCTTAGGGCGCGCCGGAGAGCTCAAATCGTGGGTCGATGCAGTGCAGGCGTGGACGCTTGACCAGGCGCTTAAGGGCCGGCACTTCGACGGCTGGAAGCTTGTCGAGGGCCGGTCAGTCAGACAGTTCGCGGACACCTTAAAGGTTGCCGATGCGCTTAAGGCAGCAGGATATGACGAAGCGATGCTCTACGAGCGGAAACTATATGGCATCACAGCAATGGAAAAACTTGTGGGCAAGAAGAAGCTTACTGAGACACTCGGCGAGCTCATCGTAAAGCCCGCGGGGAAACCGGTCTTAGTGCCGGAGAGTGACAAGAGAGAAGCTATTAATTCGGCAGCAGCCGACTTTGAAAAGGAGATTTGATTATGAGTACAAAGGTCGTCACAGGTTTGGTTCGTTTTAGTTATGTAAACATCTTCAACAGCCGCTCTTCCCAGGCAGGACAGGATGCGAAATACAGCATCTGCCTGCTCATCCCGAAGAAGGACAAGGAGCTGGTGAAGAAATTGAAGGCAGCGATCGACGAGGCTGTACAGGAGGGCATTGCCTCCAAGTGGGGCGGCAAGAAGCCCGCGAGCCTTAAGCTTCCGCTCCGCGACGGTGACGAGGAGAGAGCAGCAGAGGCTCCGGAGTACGAGCGCATGTATTTCCTCAATGCGAACAGCACGAAAAAGCCCGGCATTGTCGACAAGAATCGTGTCGAAATCCTTGACCCCGAAGAGGTCTATTCCGGCTGCTGGGGAAGAGCGTCCATCAATTTCTACGCTTTCAACACCAACGGCAACCGCGGTGTCGGCGTGGGCCTCAATAATATTCAGAAAATCAAAGACGACGAAGCGCTTGGCGGTGCACGCGCTTCGGCTGAGACCGATTTCGGCGATGATTTCGAGGTCGATGAGGACGACGATTTCTAAAGAGAGGAGCTGCATATGCGCAGAGTGATGGGCGTCGACATCGAGACGTATAGCTCTGTGGATCTCATCGAGTCCGGCGTCTACAGATACGTGGAGGCGCCGGACTTTGATGTACTACTGATCGGCTATAGCTACGACGATGAAGACGAAGTGCATGTAATCGACACGATGTCGATTGACAGAGATACAGACGAAGAGCTCCGCGAGTTCCTCTCCGAGCCGGAGAAGTTCCGCGCCGTCGGCGCCAAGATCCCCAAGGGTGTCCTCCTCTACGGCCCGCCCGGAACCGGT